TACCAGACGACAACGGCACACTGATGATAAACAATTCAGGGAAAGTAATGGCAACGGAATTGCCGACAAGCGACCCTAGTAATGCAGGTCAACTCTGGAACGACGACGGCACTGTAAAAATTAGTGCTGGTTAATTAAGTTATCAAATCTAGTATAGTCTGTAACTTGCCTTTGATGGCTTTGTTATTCAAGGTATTCTTCAAACCCATGTGTAGGTTCTTGGGCCAACATTCGAAAGCAGTCCAACAGTAACCTGAGTGTTCATCATTTAATTTGGGCAAGAATTCAGTCTCTATCGCTATAAGGTACGTGTGGAAGAAGAACTTCTCATCATTTGATGTGAACATCTCCAGGGGAATAACTTTCTTGAACTTGGGGACTGCTCCAACTTCTTCTTTTATTTCCCTCTTCAGTCCTTCGAAGGCCGATTCTGTGTACTTCATCCTGCCTCCAACCAGCCCCCACATTCCTTTTGTCTTACTGTCAGTCCTCTGTAGGAATAGGAATCGCTTGGTGGATGTGCTGTAGAATAAAGCACCTGAGCATATGATGTTGTCTTCCATGCTATATTGTAACAGATTGTTTGTGATTTATCAAGGGGTAGTTGCGTCAACACTTGGATCATAACCAGTATTACCGTCACCGTCTATAACTATGCTCCAATTACCTTGTGTGTAAACACCTTCGTATGATTTTACCCATTCCGTGCCATTGAATCTGTACTGTATTCCAGTGTTCAGATTGGTAACGTAGTGCTGTGTTGAATCTGGATCGGAGGCATCAAACACTTTCAACCATTTACTTGATGTGCTGTTGTATTCAATAATGTCTCCAATATTGGCAATAAGAGCTCCCCAAGTTGCACTCTGTACCGATGCTGTCGAATCCCCGACATCATTAATGATTAGATACCTATCACCATTCACAGGTCCAGGTGGTACAAAAGTTGCAGGGTTGATGATCTTCTTGACTGCTGTAAGTGAGTTTGCAGGTATTGTGTCCTCGTCAATGCTGTATAGTAATATGGTATCGTCAAGTGTTGTTGTCGCTATGGTTCCTATAATTTCGTTTCCGTTTGGTTGTGTTAATCTGATCTGTGATGTACCGTTAGTGACTACTCCGTACTGTTCCAGTAATATCTTCCAGTTGACTGCTGGTCCAAATGTTTCAAAAGGATCTGCCAGACCTGGATCTTTGGCCCCTGTATGAAACCCATCACCGCCGGATTTAACATTCACGCCTGTTGTACCTAGTAATCTTAACTGATTTCCCGACACCAACAATCCAAAGTTGTTTGGTGTGATAAAGCTTCTTGAAATCAAAGATCCGTCTATTAACCCTTTTGCCATTCCGCCATCGTCGTCGTAAACACTCATGATGATCTTCTGTACAACACCTAATTTCTTGACTTTTACAGGTGGTGATAACCATATTGGCATAGAGAACGATAAACTTGCTACATCTATTTCTGTGTCAGCACCAACAGGAATTGTTCTAGAACTAAAACTTATATTTGTTAATTCTACGTAACTCAAACTAGTCCAATCAATGTAGTTGTCTGATTTCTGTATCTCAAAATCAGGGTTAAAAAGGTATAAAATCTGTTCTAGTATCTGTAATTTTTGATCCGTGTTTGAACTCCAAATATCTGCCGTGACTTCTAATCTGAAAGGCGATGGCATAACTTTTTCAATTGTGTAGCCTGCACCTAGTTGATCTGTGTAGTTCCCGTCACTGTCAACGCCTCTTTCTTTTAAATGTTGTTTCTCTATGTGATATGGATTTTGCATCCTTTCCCTATCATAATTTAGTTCTCTGACATATGCCGCTATTCTTGGAGCATACTGTAATGCGTTCTCAGAATTGTTCCTAATTATATTTGATACCTGTCTAGTTGGATCTCCGTACACAACAGGAACAGCCCTCAATGTAACTTGATCATCTCTACCTTTGCCTGTTTCCACAGAGAAATTACTCAAGACCCTAATGAATTGGGTAAGGAATTTCCTAATCTGTCCTTCGTAAAAGTGTAGCATTCTTAATTGTCAGCCTTTGGTTTCAATGCATCTGATAGTGATTGTCTTTGCGTTACAGTCAATCCGTTTATGGTATCAGACGTTGCATTATTAACAAAACTTGTTTTGTAGTTGCTTCTCGAATCATTGTTTGTTGTAGTTATTCTTACAGAATCCTCTATCTTGACCCATCTGGTTCCGTCAAAACGGAACAACCTGTTTGGTAAGAAATCTGTTCTCAAGAAATAGTCTCCCTTGTCTGTGCCTGAGTTTGGAAAGCTGATTCCAAATCCTGCTGGATGACCATTCGGTGCTACTCCGTCCCCGTCCAGGTAGAAGCCATAGTGTGAACTTGCCGGTGAATCTATCACAGCATTAACTGATTTATCTGAACTTGTACTAGTGGTCGTGGTGTTAACATTGTCGGTCCTGATATTCCCTCTTTCATCTATAGGTGCAACATAGTACTGCTTGTAGTTGAATCCTGCTTTAGGTGAATCTTGTTCTGCTTGTGCAACAACTTGTTCATTGATAGATTTTTCTTTGTTAAACGTTGACATGTAACTAGCTAGAGAGCCTTCTGTTGCGGCATCACCTAATATGTCTCTGTATTCTTGAGAGTCTACTAGAGACTTCATTTTTAGTCTTAATAAGTGTGGCCACCAAGTTTGACTAAATCCTTCTGCGGCTCTGTTAACATCTTCAACAACATAGTATCTTTTAAGTGCGATCGGTATGCTCTCGTCTAGAGAATAATCCTCTTTCATGTGAGGGAATTCTATGACATCGCCTGCCATGGGTTTTCTTCCAATACGTTCGATCATATCATTAAGATGAACCGTTAAAAATAGTGTGTCATTCTGCAAGAACATTCCAAACTGTGATAGGTTGAAGTCTGCATCTTGCACATTGTATATTCCACGCACTATATAAATGTCGTCTGCATATTTTCTATCCCTGTTCTCTAGGAAAAGTAGATCCTGTATGGTTCTTTCGTTTAGACTATCACCCGAATACTGCGGTTGCGATGGCGAGGCATCTCCGTCCTTCTGTGAACTACCTTGATCATATGGACCTAGGTATTTGTGGAAGTGTAAGTCCGTTCCACCCACTTGAAACATCTCCTTGATGTTACGATCGAAGAACTTGTAGTCGTTGCCCTTTTCAGGCTTGAAAATGGATAATCTTGGCATATCATACATATTTATTGCACAGACAAAGGTTATAAATATGAGTATGTCAGAACTACAAACAGGACAACAAGAGATATTTGATTACGTGAAGAACAGCCTAGGTGATGGCATGATTGACGTTGAATTAGACCCTAAACACTATCAAACGGCACTGGAAAGAGCTATAAACAAATTCAGACAGAGATCATCAAATGCTGTGGAAGAGTCGTATGCTTTTCTAACCTTAAAGAAAAATCAAAACACATATATTTTACCAGATGAGATTATCAACGTGAGAAATCTCAATAGAAGAAGTGTTGGATCAAGAACTGAAGGTGGAGAAGGTGGTACATTGTTTGAACCTTTCAACTTAGCCTACACAAACACGTACCTTTTGAGAGCAGGAGCAACAGGCGGATTGGCCACTTATTATGCTTTTGCATCATATCAAGAACTTGTAGGAAAAATGTTTGGAAGTTTTATACAGTTCCATTTTGACGTGGCAACAAAAAAATTAACAATAACACAAAGACCTAGAGCAGATGACGAAACAGTTCTCATGCACACTGACAATTTTAGACCTGACATAACACTGTTTAAAGACATTTATTCCAAACCATGGATCAGAGATTACACACTTGCAGTATCTAAAGTAATGCTTGGAGAAGCAAGAGGCAAGTTCAGTACCATTGCAGGTCCACAAGGTGGAACAACACTTAATGGTGACGCTTTAAAAACTGAAGGAACTGCTGAGATGGAAAGACTCGAATTAGAAATAGGTAATTTCCAAGAAGGCGGAACACCGCACAGTTTT